AAAGCGGATTGAACAGGAGTGTCGTGATGCGTTTGAGTTTTATGATGATTTAAATGAAGCAAGGAAGGATGCCTTATTGAATTTATGTTTTAACTTGGGCTTGTCTCGATTACGGAAGTTTACACTTGCATTAGGGCATTTGGAGGCAGGACGATATGACGAAAGCGCAGAAGAATTCCTCGACTCTCTTTGGGCTACCCAAGTGGGTCAAAGGGCTATTGAGGTTGCAGAAATGGTCAAAACCGGAGAGTATCCCATCTAGGATGGCTACTATAGCTACAGCCGAATTAAAATCCCAGGAGAATGATATGCCAAGAGTTGATGGAGTACGTTACCCATATACAAAATCAGGTAAAGCCGCAGCTAAAAAGTATGCGAAAAAGACAGGTAAAACTGTTGCTATGATGCAAAAGAGAAATAAAGCCCGCAAGCGTAAATGAATCTGGATATTTCCTTATTGCCCTGGCAACAGGAAGTCTGGAACGATACTGCCCGTTTTAAAGTGGTGGCTGCTGGTCGCAGAACCGGCAAGTCCCGTTTAGCCGCCTATCTTCTTATTGTTAACGCCCTCAAGACCGATAAAGGTCAGGTGTTCTATGTTGCCCCCACTCAGGGTCAGGCAAGAGACATCATGTGGAACTCGTTACTCGATATAGGCAGTAGCGTGATTAAGTCAAGTCATGTGAATAATATGCAGATGACATTGATTAACGGCAGCATTATCAGTCTTAAAGGAGCTGACCGACCAGAGACTATGCGTGGTATAAGTCTGTTTTTCCTTGTTCTCGATGAATATGCTGATATGAAACCCGAAGTCTGGGAGACAATATTACGTCCTGCATTAACTGATTTGAGAGGGTCTGTTTTATTTATTGGTACACCGATTGGGCGTAATCATTTCTACGAACTCTATCAACAGGCCCAAAAATCGGGTAGTGAAGGTTATAAGGCGTGGCATTATACGAGTTATGATAATCCCCTTCTGGCAAAGGAAGAGATAGATTCAGCCAAGAAGTCGATGTCCAGCTATGCGTTTCGTCAGGAGTTTATGGCGAGTTTTGAGGCTAGGGGCAGCGAGATGTTCAAGGAGGAATGGGTAATTATTGATAAAGAGGAACCCGAAGGGGGCGAATATTATATAGCAATCGACCTTGCGGGGTTTGAAGAGATAGGAAAGGCAAGAACCAAAAACAAGAAACTCGACAATACCGCTATAGCAATCACCAAAGTGGGGGAGTATGGTTGGTGGGTTAAAGACATCATTCATGGCAGATGGACTCTGAACGATACTGCTGTGAAGATATTTCAGGCAGTCAACGACTATAAGCCTATCTCGGTAGGGATAGAGAGAGGCATAGCACGTCAGGCTGTAATTAGCCCTTTAACAGACCTAATGAGGCAATATAATAGCTACTTCAGGATAGAAGAATTAACTCACGGCAATAAATCTAAGACAGATCGGGTAATGTGGGCGTTACAGGGAAGGTTTGAAAACGGTGTAATTAAGCTCAATAAAGGCAGTTGGAGTGAGACTTTTCTTGATGAACTTTTCCAATTTCCTGATATCCTTACCCATGATGACACGATAGACGCATTGGCTTATATAGACCAACTTCAAACTGTTACCTACCGAGAAGACTTTGAAGTAGACGAACATGAACTATTGGATTCTGTAGCGGGATATTAAGATGGACGATATATTCGACGATAGTATTTATACGGGCGATTCTCTCGAAACGTGGGTTATCGGCAAAGCTGATAAATGGCGGGAGCATTATCAATCAAACTATCAGGAGAAGTTTGAGGAATACTATGATCTGTGGCGTGGTCACTTTAATCCCAAAACAAGAACCAGAGACAGTGAACGCTCAGAGATAGTAAGTCCTGCCTTACAACAGGCCGTTGAGAGTAGTGTTGCTGAGATTGAGGAAGCTACTTTTGGGCGAGGTGCGTTTTTTACGATTCGCGATGATATAGCCGACCAAGAAACAGATGATGTTTTATATCTACAGAAAAAGCTAAACGAAGACTTCCGTAGACACAAGATACGCCAGCAAGTCGGTGAGTGCCTTATCAATGCTGCTGTCTATGGAACAGGCATTGCCGAGATAGTCATGGACGTTGATATGGAATTACGTCCTGCTAGTCAGCCAACCGAAGGGAATATGCAAGCTGTCGGTGTAATGGAAACCGAGAGGATGGTTGTCAAATTAAAGCCTATCTTGCCGCAGAACTTTCTAATCGACCCCATTGCCACAAGCATTGATAACGCAATCGGCGTTATTGTCGATGAATATGTCTCCCCCCATTCCATTACAATACTTCAGGAACAAGGCGTTTATCGCGATATTGAAATAGGGTCAGAGTCCTATGGCGATAATAGCCTTGATGCCGATCCCAACCTTTCAGAAGAACCAGGACGCAAGGTAAGACTCACCAAATATTATGGGCTTGTTCCCAGGCATTTGCTTGACAAGGAAGCCAATGAAGACTTTGGGCTTGAGCTTGAAGGTCTTGAAGAGGAAATTGAAGGGGTCATAATTGAAGACGATGCAGAAGATATTATCGACGAAGAGGCTGAAGTAGGGGTAGAGACTCAGCAGGACTATTATGTTGAAGCCTGTGTTGTTATTGCCAATAAGAGCGTTATTCTCAAAGCCCAGGAAAACCCCTATATGATGGGGGATAGGCCGGTTGTTGCGTTTCCGTGGGACGTTGTTCCTGGGAGGTTCTGGGGAAGGGGAGTATGCGAGAAAGGCTATAACTCTCAGAAAGCTCTTGATACGGAGCTAAGGGCAAGAATTGATGCGCTTGCATTAACTAATTCGCCAATGATAGCTATGGATGCTACCCGTATGCCAAGGGGTGCTAAACCCGTAGTCAGGCCAGGGAAGATAATTCTGACCAATGGTGATCCACGCCAAGTATTGCAACCGTTTAATTTCGGGCAGGTTAGTCAAATTACTTTTGCCCAGGCTGAGGCTTTGCAGCGGATGGTACAGACCGCTACGGGTGCTATTGATACAGTCGGGATTCCAGGCTCCATCAGTGGAGAGGGTACAGCGGCAGGTATTAGTATGTCGCTCGGTGCGATCATTAAGCGGCATAAGCGCACTCTGATTAACTTTCAGGACAGTTTTCTAATTCCTTTTATCAAGGCGGCTGCGTGTCGGTATATGCAATTTGACCCAGAACACTATCCGGTAAATGACTATGTATTTGAAGTCACTTCAACTTTAGGGATTATCGCTAGAGAATACGAAGTAACCCAGCTTGTGCAATTACTACAGACTATGAGCCAAGATTCCCCTATATATCCGGTTTTAATTCAGTCTATTGTTGATAATATGCAACTACAAAACAGAGAGCAGTTAATCAAGACTATCAATCAGGCTATGCAGCCAGACCCACAGGCACAGGAACAAGCCCAGTTGCAACTCCAGAATCAGGTGGCATTTCAGCAATCACAGACAAGTGCGCTTAATGGTCAGGCTAGTGAGTCTGAGGCTAGAGCGCAGAAGATTGCTACAGAAACCAAGGCAATTCCTATTGAACTTGAGAATGACAGACTTAAAGCTATTGCCACAACCATGCGGGCTGAGGGAGACTTAGACAAAGATTTTGAGCAAAGAGCGCAAATAGCCAAAACATTGATTGACGAGAAAAAGCTAGGTCTTGAAGAAATGAAAATTAGGCTAGAAAATTAATCTATTCGATACTATGATATTGTGAGACAGTGAACAAAGAAGACGAAAAATACGTTGACGCAATGTTTGAGATGTTTCGGACTGAGGGATGGGCGATGTTAATGGATCGTTTGGCTAAGGATGCAATCCCTATAAATTCAGTTCAAGCAACAACAGACAACGAGGATTTGTGGTTCCGTAAAGGCCAGATGAGGACTCTGAACAATATTATAGGATGGGAAACTCAGGTTGAGAGCATGGCTGAAGAAGATGAAAAGGATTTATGGGTTGACGAAGATGAAAAGGATTTATGATTTTCTATGTCCAGACGGGCATGTAGTTGAAAAGTACATAGAGATTGATATTACGATTATTCCCTGTGAAATCTGCAATCAGGAAGCAATTAGAGTAGTATCATTTGCTGGGCCTTGTCTTGATCCCATTAGTGGTGACTTTCCGTCTGCCACTCTAAGGTGGGCAAGGGGTAGACAAGCTAAAATTAAAGC